CCCGTTTCCAACGGGAACGGTGCAGACACCGCGCGGCGAGGGGGCAACCGTTCACCTGATTCGCGCCGCGATGGGGTCCGCCCACATTCGCGTAGCAGGCGCGCAATGCCCTCGCGAAAGGCGGTTTCGCCCAATGGGGTCCACCCTTTATCTGACGTGATTTCATGGTCTTGCAGGAAGGGGTCACCCCTTTCCGGTAAGGTGCCGGCTGGACGGGCTGAGCCGTTCCGACGTCGCAGGGCAGACCCGCGGAGCGGCAGAACCGGGGGCAACGACGCCCTCAATCCGGTTCCGCAGCCCCCGTGCCCACCCGCCGTCCTCATCCCCTGTGCGCCAGCAGATCGGTCTCTCGGCCGATCGGCGCGCGTACGCCAACCCAGCGGGTGCAACGATGAGCGCGCGGGACTGGACGGCCTTCGATGCCGAACTGCGCGCCCGGGTTCCGGAGCTTGCGGTCGAGTTGCTCGGAAAACCAACCTTCCGCAACGGTCAGGAATGGCGGTGGGGCCGCAAGGGCAGCCTCTCGATCATCATAAGCGGTCCCAAGGCGGGGATGTGGTTCGACCACGAGGAAGGCCGGGGCGGCTGGTTCTCCGACCTGGTGGGCCGCGACCTCGGCATGGCGCGCGAGGATGTGACCGGCTGGATCGCCGACCGGATCGGCATGGAGGCGTTGCCTCGGCCGGCCCGTCAGCGTTCCACTTCGCAGGCCCTGCCAGCGAACGATCCGGCGGAGCCGCCATCGGTACTGGCCACGGCGGCTCCCGAGGCGCGCCCCGATGACGATGCGGATGCAACGCCAACCCGGGCGAATAACGCCGCCGCGCGCGCCACCCGGATCTGGGCCAACGCGCGTCCCGCTCCGGAGGACCATCCCTATCTCGCCGCCAAGAAGGCCAGCCCTCTCACGCTGCGCACCGACCCGCGCGGCCATCTCCTCGTGCCGCTGCAGGATGTGGACGGCCGCCTGCACAGCCTCGAGACCATCGCGCCGGACGGGGCCAAGCGCTTTCTCGCGGGTGGTGCCAAGCGCGGGCATTTCGCGGTTGTGGGACTGGACCCCACGCCGCTCGCTGAGCCCGCGGGACCGCTTCTGATCTGCGAAGGCTGGGCAACGGGCGCCAGTCTGCAAATGGCCACGGGCCACGTGGTCATCGCCGCAATGGATGCGGGCAACCTGCTGCCGGTCGCCGAGACGTTGCGCGCGCGGTTCGCGCATGCCGACCTCGTCCTTGTCGCCGACAATGACACAAAGCCAGACCGCGACACGAACCCCGGCGTGGAGGCCGCGCGCAAGGCGGCGACCTCTGTCGATGCGCGGATCGCCGTGCCCGAGGTCCCGGGCGACGCCCACGATCTGTTCTGCACCGCGGGGCCGGAAGCCGTGGTGGCGCTCGTCGCAGGAGCCGCCAGGATCCCGCCGCCTGCGCCCACCTATCCGGCGCCAGTTCTGACGCCGGACGAAGCCCGGGCCCGACTGGCGGACGCCATCGCGCGCTTCACGGCCGCAGTGCCGGACTACTGGGCCGCTGTCGAAGCAGCCCGCGAGGCCGCAAAGGACGCGGACGAGAACCCCGACCCGCTGGATTTCAACACCGTGGCCAGCGCACCCTTTCCGCCGCTGCTCGGGCTGCCGGTCGACGTGGGCATCGGCAAGACCTCGAGCGCGCGCACCGCCATCGCGGAGCTGATCGCCGCGGGCGGGCTCGGCAACCGCAAGGTCGTCTACGCCGTCCCGCGGCACGATCTTGGGGTCGAGCAGGTTGCTGCCTTCGAAAGCTTGGGTCTGCGCGCCATGCTCTGGAAGGGCCGCACCGCGCCCGATCCCACGCCCGACGATCCCGATCAGATGATGTGCCTCGACACCGAGGCTACCTTCGACGCGCTCGAGGTCGAGCACCCGGTCGAGCAGAGCTGCTGCAAGGTCAAGCGCGGTGGCGAGGTCCATCTCTGCCCGCAGTTCCATGCCTGCGGCTACCAGCGCCAGAAGCCGCTGGCGCAGGCCGCACAGGTGATTGTCTGCGCCCATGACAGCCTCTTTCACATGAAGCCGGAGGCCATCGGCGAGGTCGGGTTGCTCGTCATCGATGAAGCCTTCTGGCAATCGGGCCTGCGCGGCCTCGATGGCAAGGCCACGCTCACCCAGGACGGGCTCGAACCGGGGCGCACCTCGCTTGTCTGCTACAAGGCGAAGGGCAAGATCGATGTCAGCGCGACCGCCGACCTGGTCGACGCGCGCAGTCGGCTCTGCAAGGCGCTCGCCGTTACGGAACCCGGCCCGCTGCGCACTGGGCTGCTGGATGCCGTCGGCCTCACGCCTGACAACTGCCGCAACGCTGCGAAGTTGGAACGCCGCCGGATGCGCGACGCCGGGCTGCTGCCGGGCATGTCCGCAGCCGAACGGCGCACGCGGATCGAGGCGATCCTACCGCCCGCAAGCGAGCCATGGGCACCGCCGGGACGCTGCGCCACGCTCTGGCTGATCCTCGCCGAGGCGCTCGAGGCCGACCACGACGCCGCGGGTGCCGAACTCGTCCATGAGCGGACGGAAAACGGCTCCGTCCGGGCGCTGAAGCTGCGCTGGCGCAGCCGCATGCGGGCGGGATGGGCCGCCGAGGCGCCGATCCTGCATCTCGACGCGACGCTCCGGCCCGAGCTGGCCCAGACCTACCTGCCGCGGATCGACATCGGCGCGCCCCTCGCCGCGCGGCAGCCCCATGTCCGCATTCGGCAGGTGACCGGTAGCCCGACCTCGGCACGTGCGTTGACGCCGACAACGCAGAAACCGGCGCGGGACCGGAAGGCCGCCGCGACCCGGCAAGGCGACCTTCGCGCGTGGATCACACTGCGCGCCCGACAATGCCATCGCCCCGCGCAATCCGTGGATCTGCTGGTCGTCGGCCAGAAGGCCGCGATCGACGCGCTGAGGGCTGCGGGACTTCCCCGGCGCGTGGAGGCGGTGCATTTCAACGCGCTGAGCGGGCTCGACTGCTGGGGCAGCATCGGCGGGATGATCGTTCTGGGGCGCACTTTGCCCGCGCCGCGGACCGTCGAGCTTCTGGCCACGGCGTTGACCGGTCGGGAACCCACACCGAACCCGGAAGATGCCGGATGGTGGTATCCCATGACCGAGCGCCGGATCCGGCTTGCCGGCGACCGGACCGCGCCCCTCGCCATGGAGGAACACGCCGACCCCATCGCCGAGGCCGTCCGCTGGAGCATCTGCGAGGGCGAGCTGATCCAGGCGATGGGCCGCGGGCGCGGCGTCAACCGCACCGCCGACACGGTTCTGGAGATCGACCTGCTGACCGATGTGGTCCTGCCGGTGACGGTGGACGCGCTGGTGCCGTGGTCCGAGCTCCGGCCGACCCGGCGCGATCTGATGGCGCTGTCGGGCATCGTGCTCGAGAACGCCGCCGACATGGCAGCCTGCTTTCCGGAACTCTGGCCTTCGGCAGGCGCTGCGCGGCAGGATCGGTCGAGGAGTGTGACAAACTGCTATTATAGGAACTTCTATAATAGCCAAATGTCACACTCCTCTGCGCAGGTGACATACCGCCCTGAGGGGTCCGGCCATCGTGCGCGTATCGCGAGTGTCGACCTCGCCCGCATCCCCGATCCGGAAGCCTGGCTCACCAACCGACTCGGGCCGCTCGCGCAATGCGATATGGCCGCACCGCTCGACGGGCAAGCCGCTCGGCACGACCGCCTCGATGCACTCGCATCCCGCCTGACGGGCAGCATGCAGGCCGCGCTCACCACCCGCCGCGCTGCCCTCGATGCGCTGTCTGCGCGCCTCGAGGCGGTCGCAGCAACCCGTCCACCAACACCCCCCATCCACAAAGAGGAGGAATGACCATGAGTTTCGATAGAGTGCGCCTGTACGAAGCGGGCCGCATCCACGATATCGACCTGCCCGACTGGTATCGCGAGGCCGAGCGGCTCAGCGAGACCGAACGCGTGGACTTCCAAAGGGCCTTTGACCGCATCCTCGACTGCGAGCACACGCTCCTGACCGAGGAGGGCCTCCTGGGCGGTGCGCTCGAAATCCGGTTCTGGCCGAGCGAGGTCCACGGCATCTTCGTGTTGATCGAGACGCCGCTCTCCTTCGTCGAGCATGTCATCGTCCCGAACCCGGCCGACTGGCTGCCCTTCCTCTCCCGCCATCTCGCGCCGCTCATCGGGGTCGCCCACCAGAGCTCCCTGATCGCGCTTCATGGCAGGGTCGGGAACGCCTTCATCGCATGGACGCGCCACGGCAAGGGCAGCCATATCGGTCGCGAGACGGGCGAGAGCCGGATAGATCTCGACAACGACCGCGACCGTCGCCGGGCCCAGCAGGCGCGTGCGGCCATCGAACGAGAGCGGTGGGAGGGGCGCGCATGAGGACGATGCGTTGCCACCCTCCGGGCTACGGCGGGCGTCGCCGCGACGCCCAGCAGGTCAAGCGAGAGGGCTGGCGCGAACAGGGCGTGCTTGCCGTTGCGGTCGATGACGACCGGCTGACCTGGCCCGAGCGCGAACTGGTCCGACAGCTGGGCGAGCGTCTCTACGGGCAGCGGGAACGGGAGGTGCGACATGACTGAGTGGACCACAGCGCGCGTACAGGACCGCCTTGAGAGCGCGGCCGACGTCTTCGCGCAACTGCCTGCCGTGAAGCCCACCGGGTATTTCAACGCCTGGCCGGAGTATTTCCACGGCTTCGCCGATCAGGTGGGCCAGGAGCCCGAGATGCGCAGGCCTCGGCCCGGCCCGCGCCAGATCACCGAGGCCGAGGAAGCGATGCTCTGGCTGCGCTGGCTGGAGCAGGACGATGCCCGGATCGTCTGGCTGCGCGCCAACAACAAGCCGTGGAAGAAGATCACCTGGGAGATCGGGCTGAGCCGGCCGGCCGCCAACCGCCACTGGCAATACGGCGTCGCGCTGATCACCTGGCGGCTCAACGGGCGCGTGCCGTCGTCCAGGCGATCGCGGCGGTTCGTGGTGGAAAACGCCGACCGGCTGTCAAGGAAAATCATCCTGTGAGGGAATTTCCGGGGAGACATCCGGAAGGGTTCACATATCGGCTCTGAGGGGTAGAAACGGGGTATGCTCGCACGAGACGTGAACGACAGGATGATGCTCAACACGACTGGCTTCCGGGGTCCAGTTGGGGTCCACCCGGAGTCCGGATCGGAAGCCAGAAGGGGACAGGATGGGACGCAGGCGGAGACAGTTCGACACCGGACATTCGGTGACCGGTTGACCGGAAAAACTCTCTCCGCTTCCTCGTAAGGCACTGTTTTTACGGTTCCTTTTCCTGCACTTCGTATGCTGGCGGGCGTGGCGCGAAATATCGCCAGCGACAGGGCCGATTTTTTGGGAAGCCACCGGAGTCCAGGGTCCACCGGCGACGCCTGAAACCCTCGTGAATTCAAAGACCTGACCGGCCGCCTGGGGTGGATGCCCAGCGGATACCGGAGTCCAGCCGGAAGCCAGGGTATCCACCCCGGTGGAGTCTACGCCGCGGGAGTCCAGCGCGGCGAAGGCCACCGCGCGAACAGCATCGACAGGATCACGCATGACCTTGAGCTTCGCCCCGGAGCGGATCGAGACGTGGCCGCTGGCCAAGCTCCAGCCCTACGCGAAAAACGCGAAACAGCACGGGGCGGACCAGGTCGCCAAGCTCGCCGCCAGCATGGCAGAGTTCGGCTGGACCGTGCCGTGCCTCGTCGGCGAGGATGGGGAGCTGATCGCGGGCCACGGACGGGTGCTGGCGGCTGAGCAACTCGGGCTGACGGAAGCGCCGGTCATCGTGCTCGGCCACCTGACCGACGCACAGCGCCGGGCCTATCGGATCGCGGACAACCGACTGGCTGAATCGCCATGGAATGAAGAGCTGCTGTCGGCAGAGCTGCAGGACCTGCTGGCCGACGACTACGACCTGTCGCTGGTGGGCTTCTCCGACGGCGAACTCGACAAGCTCCTGGCTTTCGATCCGAACGGGGGCGGTGAAGAAGAAGGTGGCGCCGGGGGCTCCGTGCCTCCGGTGACCATCCCCGAGCCGCCGCGCAATCCGGCGTCGCGGGCCGGCGACCTGTGGATCCTCGGCGATCATCGCCTGCTCTGCGGCGACAGCACCAGCCAGGAGGATGTCCGCCGCCTGATGAACGGCGAGCGCGCCGTGCTGTTTGCGACCGACCCGCCGTATCTCGTCGATTACGACGGCTCGAACCATCCGACCCGCAACAAGGATTGGTCCGCGTCCTACGGCACAACTTGGGACGACTCCTCGCAGGGCGCGGAGCTCTACGACGGCTTCATCGCTGCGGCGGTCGCCGAGGCCATCGCCGAAGACGCCGCCTGGTACTGCTGGCACGCCTCGCGCCGCCAGGCGATGCTGGAGGCTTGCTGGGAAAAGGCCGGGGCATTCGTCCACCAGCAGATCATCTGGGTGAAGGACCGCGGGGTTCTGACCCGGTCCCACTACCTCTGGAAGCACGAACCCTGCTTCATGGGCTGGCGCCGCCCGAACCGCCCGCCGAAGGTGGCCGAGCAGACGCTGCCCTCGACCTGGGAGATGCCGTCCTTCGCCAAGGACGAGCGGCCCGACCATCCGACGCCGAAGCCGCTCGACGCCTTCGGGATCCCGATGCGCCAGCACGTCGCCCGCGGCGGGCTTTGCTACGAGCCGTTCTGCGGCTCCGGGTCGCAGATCATGGCGGGCGAGGCCAACGGCCGCCGGGTCTTCGCGATGGAAATCAGCCCGGCCTATGTCGATGTCGCCGTGGAGCGCTGGCAGGCCGAGACCGGCCGCGACGCGGTCCTCGACGGCGACGGTCGGACCTTCGCCGAGGTGAAGGCCGAGCGGCTGGGCGACAACGCCGATGCCGCTGCCTGATGGCCGTCTACTACAACGATGCCGATCCCGCGGCCTGCGCCTGGCTGCGGGAGCTGATTGCGGCCGGGCTTCTGCCCGCGGGCGAGGTAGACGAAAGGTCCATCCTCGATGTGGAGCCCGCCGACCTGCGCGGCTTCGCGCAATGTCATTTCTTCGCCGGGATCGGCGGCTGGCCCTACGCGCTGCGACTCGCTGGCGTAGCGGAGGGTCTGTCCGTCTGGACCGGTTCGCCGCCCTGCCAGCCCTTCAGCCAGGCCGGGCAGCGCAAGGGACAGGACGATGACCGCCATCTCGCCCCGGCATTCCTGCGACTCGTCGCAGCCTGCCGCCCGGAGCTCGTTTTCGGCGAGCAGGTCGCGAGCGCGGCGGTGCTCGGACCGGTTGGCAGAAAGTCTCACGCGGCAGTTGAGGGCCCGGCTGGCTGGGTGTGGTTCGACGCTCTGGCGGCTGACCTGGAAGCGGCATCTTACGCCGTCGCGGCGGCCGATCTCCCGGCTGCGGGCATCGGCGCGCCGCACATCCGCCAGCGCCTGTTCTTTGGCGCCGTCGCCCTGGACCCAGGCGGGCTGGGCGACAGCCTCGGCGCGGGATCACAAGGACGGTTCGGAATGCCGGGCCGTTCCGATCAACGCGCTGCTCGGCCGACAGGTCTGGCTGGCGGGCTGGCCGACGGCGATGGCAGGCTCGCCCGCGACGGCAGCGTACAACGCGGCGGGCAACACCGATGCGAGCCGCAGGACGGTGAAGCTGGTGGATTGGTCGAAGGCACCGACCCCGCCGGGACCCGCGCGACGGACGGCGTCTGGCGAGATCCGGACTGGCTCCTCTGCCGGGATGGCCGCTGGCGGCCCGTTGAGCCCGGAACATTCCCGCTGGCTGATGGGATACCCGGCCGCATGGGGCTCCTGCGGGGCTACGGCAATGCGATCGTTCCGCCGCTCGCGGCGGAATTCGTGATGGCGTTCATGGAGTGCCTGCGATGAAGCAGAGCCGCACCATGTCGATGGTCGAGGCCGCGGCAAACGTTGTCGTCGGCTACGTTTTGGCCATCGCCACGCAGATCGTCATGTTCCCGTGGTTCGGGATCGAGACGGGCCTCGCGGAGAATCTGACTATCGGCCTCGCCTTCGTCGGCGTCTCGCTGGCGCGCGGCTACCTGCTGCGGCGGCTGTTCGAGCGTTGGCGATAGCGCGGGGCATCACACGTCGGTGGTCTCGACCGCGGTGACGTAGGCATGGCCTGCATTCCACGAACCCTCATCAAGGGTCCAGACGGCATCCTCCTTTTCGGCCAGCGCCTCGAAGGCGGCGGCTTGCGCCGCCTCCGGGGACAGGGCCTCGACGGTCACGCAGGTGCTTTCGGTGACCTTGCGGGTGATCTTGACCCTGAAACGCGGCATCAGGAGGCGTCCTCAATGCGGTAGCACCGCCCCCTTCCGTCGACCTTTTCGGAGGTGATGGTGAGGCCGAGCTTTTTCTTGAGCGCGCCGGCAAGCGCACCCCTCACCGTGTGCGGCCTCCAGTCCAAGGCCGCGACGATCTCGTCGATGGTTGCGCCGCCCTCGGCGCGGAGCATCTCGATCAGCTTCGCCTGTTTGGTGCCCGTGCGCGGTGTGCGCGCCTTGGGCGCGCGGTCTGCCTCGGCGGGAGCTTCCTGCGGGGCTTCCGCGCTTGGCGCCTCGTCGGCGCCCGTGGGCGCGCTGTCGCCGCCTTCCGGCTCGACGCCGATGGCGGCGAGGCCCGCATTCGTGATGTGCAGGAGGATGGCGCGGCCGTCCTCGTCGTTGCGCCAGATGCGGTTGAGTGCGGCGTCGGCCTGGGTCCGGCTGTCGGTCGCCGTCTCGGCGATCAGTCCGCGCTTCAGCAGCGCGCCGACCACCTTGGTGGCGGCGCCGCCGCGGAGCGAGCCGGGCAGCGGCAGGACGTCGCGGTCCTCGCGCTGCGCAGCGGCGCTGAGGATCACGAGCTGGGTGTCGGAAAGCTTGGTCATGGGGTCGTCTCCTTGGTCGGGGCCGCGACATGCGGCGCCTTCTACGACCCCGAGCCGCGCCTCGGCGCGGCAGGAGTTCCGGCTGGCCGGAGGTCAGATCAACCCGAGTTCGCGCAGGAGCGTGGCAGCGGCGGGCAGTCGATCTGTCGCCACAAAGATGGCGATGGTCATGCTGTCGGCGCTGAGGCGGGCGGGAATGTTCGCCTCCTCGCGGAGGGCGTCTCGGATCTCGTCGAGGACGGCGGGGATGCGGCTGGCATCCCAAGGCTCGTTCAGGCCGCGGATGGCGATGCGGATGGTGCTGGTTTCCATGGTGCGCGCTCCCGTTATTCGGCGTGTTCGCCCTCGCCGAAAGCGCTGTCGGTGATGCGTTTCAGCAGGCTGGCGTAGTGTTCGAGGGTGCCGACATGGCCCCAGTTGATCTCGTCGGGGTGGGCGTTGAAGTGGTCGTCGCTGAGCGCTTGCAGGCGGGCGAGCATCTCATCGATCTCGGCTTTCCTGCCGATGAAGGCGTTGAGGGCCGCGTCTTTGTTCCGGCGCGCTTTCTCGGCGCGGAGTTCGTGGCGCGGGGTGGTGATCGGGTTCAGGCGGGTCGGCATCAGGTGGCTCCGTGGTGAGTTGCATCGTCCTTGTGGATCCACGTTCGCTCTGGCGCGGAGGCTTATCAACTCAATAAGCACATGATTTCGCATGATAATCGGAGCGCGGCATGGAGGGTCTGAGCGAGCGCCAATACGCCGCCCGCGTCGGTCTCTCGCGCGGCGCGATCCAGAAGGCCAAGGCCGCCGGCCGCCTGGTGCTGCACGCCGACGGGAGCATCGACGCCGACGCCAGCGACGCGCGCCGCGCCGAGACGACGGACCCGTCGAAGGCGAGGAAGGCGCCCCAGCCGAAGCGCAAGCCCGTGCCGGAGGCGGCCGTGTCGGCGGTCGGCGACACCCTGAAGGAACAGGGCCTGGCTGCGCCCGCCACAGGCGGCGGGACGACCTTCCTGCAGGCCAAGACGGCCAACGAGGTGCTGAAGGCGCAGGAGCGGCGCATTCGGCTGCAAAAGCTAAAGGGCGAGCTGATCGACCGCGCCCGCGCGCTGGCGCTGGTGTTCCGCCTCGCGCGGCAGGAGCGCGACGTCTGGGTCAACTGGCCGGCACGGGTGGCCGCGCTGATGGCGGCCGATCTGGGTGTGGAGCCCGCCGCCATGCAGAAGGCTCTTGAGAAGCATGTCCGATCCCAGCTCGACGACCTCGCCGAGATCCAGCCCGATCTCCGCTGAGGATGCGGATGCGCTGGGTTTCGACGGCGCTAGGGATGTCCTGCGGGCGTGGCTCGCCGGGCTGCGGCCCGACCCGGACCTAACGGTGTCGGAATGGGCCGACCGGCACCGCAAGCTGTCGTCCCGCGCCTCGGCCGAACCGGGTCAGTATCGCACGCTGCGCACGCCCTACATGGGCGAGATCATGGACCGGCTCTCGCCCGGCGATCCCACCCAGCGGGTGGTGTTCATGAAGGCCGCGCAGGTCGGCGCGACGGAGGCTGGCAACAACTGGATCGGTTTCGCCATCCACCAGGCGCCGGGGCCGATGCTGGCGGTCCAACCGACGGCGGAACTGGCCAAGCGCAACTCGCGCCAGCGGATCGACCCGCTGATCGAGGAAAGCCCCGAGCTCAGGGAGCGGATCAAGCCGGCGCGGTCGCGCGACGCCGGCAACACGATGCTGTCGAAGGAGTTCGCGGGCGGTATCCTGATCATGACCGGGGCCAACTCGGCCGTGGGGCTGCGCTCGACTCCGGCGCGCTACATCTTCCTCGACGAGGTCGACGCGTACCCGGCCTCGGCCGACGAGGAAGGCGACCCGGTCACGCTGGCCGAGGCGCGGTCGCTCACCTTCGCCCACCGGCGCAAGGTGTTCCTGGTCTCGACGCCGACCATCCGGGGTCTCAGCCGGATCGAGCGGGAGTTCGAGGCGTCCGACCAGCGCCGCTTCTTCGTGCCGTGCCCGCATTGCGGCGCGATGCAGTGGCTGAAGTTCGAGCGCCTGCGCTGGGAGAAGGGCCGGCCGGAGACGGCGGAGTATCAGTGCGAGGGCTGTGACGCAGGCCTAGCCGAACACCACAAGACGGCGATGCTGGAAGCGGGCGAATGGCGCCCGACGGCCGAGGCGGCGGATCCCGGCACCGTCGGCTATCACCTGTCGGCACTCTATTCCCCGGTGGGCTGGCTGGGCTGGGACCGGATCGCGCGCGCCTGGGAGGCCGCGCAGGGCTCGGACGAGGCGATCAAGGCGTTCCGCAATACGATCCTCGGCGAGACATGGGTCGAGACAGGCGAGGCGCCGGACTGGCAAAGGCTGGCGGATCGCCGCGAGCCGTGGAAGGTGGGCACCGTGCCGGAGAAGGGTCTGTTCCTGACTGCGGGCGTCGACGTGCAGAAGGACCGGATCGAGGTCGACGTCTGGGCCTGGGGCCGCGGGCTGGAAAGCTGGCTCATAGATCATGTCGTCATCGAGGGCGGGCCCAGCGATCCGGCGTGCTGGCAGCAGCTGACCGATCTGCTGGGGCGCACATGGACGCATGCTTCCGGCGAGCATCTGGCGATCGCGCGGCTCGCGATCGACACCGGGTTCGAGACCAGCGCGGTCTATGGCTGGGCGCGGCAGGTCGGGTTCGCGCAGGTGGCACCCGTGAAGGGGCTCGACGGCTTCAACCGCGCGAGCCCGGTGACAGGCCCGACCTATGTCGACGCGACCGTCGGCGGCAAGCGGCTGCGGCGCGGCGCGCGGCTGTGGAGCGTGGCCACCTCGACCTTCAAGGCCGAGACCTACCGCTTCCTGCGGCAGGATCGGCCGACCCCGGAGGAGGTCACGGCCGGTGCATCGTTTCCGCCGGGAACGGTCCACTTGCCGTCCTGGACGGACAGCGAGTGGCTCAAGCAGCTGACCGCCGAGCAGCTGGTCACGGTCAAGGGCAAGCGCGGGTTCGCAAAGCTCGAATGGCAGAAGCTGCGCGAGCGCAACGAAGCGCTGGACTGTCGGGTCTATGCCCGCGCCGCCGCGTGGATCGCCGGGGCCGATCGATGGTCGGAGGCGCGGTGGCAGGATCTGGAGCGGCAACTGGCGGTGGAGACGACCGGGGTGGACAGCGAGGCGCCGGCCCGGCCCGCGCCCCGCCCGGTGCCGCGGCGGCAGACGCGACGGTCGAGTTACATGGGGTGATCAGTGCGCCTTCTTTCGCGCGCGACTGCGATGCCCGGCGCGCACCCGGCGCCGGAACTCGGCGAGCATGGCGAGGTCGAACTCGATTTCCAGGCGGTCGATATCCTCGGGGTCGAAGGCGCCTCCGACCCATTCCAGCAGGAACGTGTGCTCCGGGTGTTTCGGGTCGGCGACCGCATCGAGGAAGTTCATGAACCCGGGCAGGCCGCCCACATCCTCCGGCGGCGCCCGGCGTTCGCCCTCGACGAAAACCGGATAATCGGTTTCGGGATCGCCGTCGTGGACGCCCTCGACACGGATGCTGTGCCGCCAGTCGTCACCGAAATCGTAGACATAGGTGAATTGGTCGATACCCCGGTCGATCACCTGGTTCAGCCGGGTTCCCTTGGCCTTGTAGACCCGTCGCGACGTGCTCTCCAGGCCGGGGAGCGGGTCGCCATAAACGCGGTCGCCCACGCGAAACTCGTAGAGATGCGAATATTCCCACCGCATCACGGCCTGAAGAACGTCGTGCAAGGTCGACAGGGTGATCGCAGCCGGAACGTCAACCCGCCGCCAGATACGCGGGGTGATGTCCTCCAGTTCGATCAGCAGACGAGCGACAGGCTCGGACATGGCTTCTCCAGACGATCACGCGCCCTGATCATAGAAAGCATGCGGCATGGCAACAATTGCTGAGTTGAAGGCCCGCCGCGAAGCGCTCTCGGCGCAGCGCGCCTCGGGCGTGGCGCGGGTCAGCTATGACGGCAAGACGGTGGAGTATCGCAGCGTGTCGGAGATCGACCGGGCGATCGAGGCGCTGGACCACGAGATAGCAGTCGCCGAGGGCCGGCGGATCGTGCGGCAGCTACGCGTGACGACGACGAAGGGACTGTGAACCCATGGGGCTGTTCGACCGGTTTCGCCGCTCCGCCCAGAGCGGCCCCAACGACGTGCGCGCCCGTCTCGAGGGCGCGATGTCCCGGCGTCGGTTGCGCGGCTGGAACCCGCCGCTGGAGAACGTCAATGCGCTCGTGGCCTCGGGCGGGCCGAAGCTGCTGGCGCGGGCGCGGGAGCTGGTGGTCACCAACGGCTACGCCGCCAATGCCTGCGAGGCCTTCGCCGCCAACCTTGTCGGCGACGGGATCAAGCCGTCCTCGCTAATCGACGATGCGGCGCAGCGCGACCGGGTGCAGCGGCTCTGGCT